CCATTCTTCGTAGGCCAGTGTGCCTTCAGTGCCTCTCGTGTTTAGCGAGATGGCCTTGTCACCTATGACATCGTCAATGTGATCTGCTAAGTCGCTTATCAAATTACTGGTCAAGTGATCCTCTTTTATTCTTCGCATGGCCCACAGTGGAGCCATGCACGTTTGGGAATTGGTAGTCCACACTCATCATGCCTGACAATACCAACCCCTTGAGCGTCCCAGTCGGGGTAAGTCTCGTCGGAGCAGTAACCTGGCCCCTTATCAATACATTTGTCGTGACATGCACCATGCTCGTATCCTAAAACACCACCTCGTTTTCTCATCGTCATCCCGAAGCCCAACCCTAGCGTTGTAGGTTTTATCCAATAACATGGGCATACTCTCGCTGTCATTTATGTGATCCTCTTTTCTGGGGTCAAAGCTGACCCGCTTATATCTATGATACCACACCCTGTCAAATCTATCTTTCTTATATAACCTCTTAACGTCCTCTACCGTTACACCCCCCTCTCTAAAGAGGGGTGTAACGTCAAGAGGTAACGTCATCTAGTTTTCTATACTGCCCTGCACTGTTCATCGAGACTTCGTTACGCGCCTTGAGCCTGAGTAAAGCCTGGCGAATCGTCACTGGTTTTAGATCAGTTAACTCTTCTAATATTTCGGACGGCGACATACTCACCTTGGTGATCAATGACACTATCCGGTCCGATGATGACAGCTTGGTAGCCAGTACCTCTGACTGCGTCAAGTCTGCCGATGCGTACTGGATCTTCACCGGGTTGTCGAATTCATCACTCTCGAAGTCAACGCTCAATCCGACAGGTTTCATCAGACCAGTGTTGTTCCCCTTACGGTGGGTCACAGCAATGACAGAACTGTTGCGACCTGCTTCAGCATCGGCTGAGATTTCGAATATACTTCGGGCTAAATTCGTGTAGTAGACACTACCGAATGCTGACGGTTCTTTGCTGTTCTTTGCAGCATGTGTAATCCCGATGCTCGATACACCCAGTGCCGACACCACCTGATGCCATGTTCTGGCTGCCTCTGCATCGTTGGGCGAGTACTGGTCACCTGATGCAGCCACGAGTGAATCGACGCATATCAGTTTGATATCGTGTTCGGCTATGTCAGCAGCGAGCGCGTCAAAATGATCAGCAAGGCTGCCATGATAGCGTCGGTAGAGGACAGGCTTAATGACATCACCCCATCCAAGTTGATGACCATGAAGAATCGCCGAAGCACTAGTGTTGAAGGCCTCTTCAGAGTCTTCCCAATCGGCATATAGGACAGCACCCGGGAACCCCGGATCAACGCCCGGGATAAGCTGCGCGCCCGTTGCCTTCGATAGCAGCAGGGCAGTGGCGATGGTTGATTTACCATTACCTGCGAAGCCGAACATGATCGTTGCCTGGTTCGTTTGCACATACGGCCTGATGCACCACCCCTGATCGACAGATTCGGGAGAGTAGAATCGCATGTCCTTTGCAGCACCACCCTCTTCAAGGGAACTGCTGACCATGTTGGACACCTGATCCAGTACCATCTGCCAGTTGAGTGGCTTACGGTTCTTGAGCAGTCGAGCAAGTGACTCACGACCTGATGATGACAACAGGTTCAGACGCACTGGCCCAAACAATGGATCGGTATGCGTACTGAACTTAATCCAACAGTCGATACCCGACCTGCTCGTATAGATACGGCTAAGTTCCACCACCAGGTCTTCGCTTGAGTATCTAAAAACCCGGCGGTTAGCGATTTCTGATAAAACTACGGGCATTGACACATCTTCATTCGTGAAGACATTCTCTGCTGGGATATATCGATAGATACTTTGAAGTGTCTGATCGAGTTCGCGCTCACCCATCGGCGGGTCACACGCTAACCGAAATGTCTCTAGCAGTTGTCTGGCTACATCCAGAGGTATGCGCTTGCTGTTGAGATACCCAGCCAGTCGAGCAGCTACATCGTTGCGTTGACCTTCGGGTGCGCCACCGGAGAGGTACTCGCTCACCCAGCTAGGCTGTGTAACCTCATCCCACGCTGCTGTATCGCCTGTGCGTGGACGGGGTGACTGCTTATGGGTCTTCGCGTACTCAACTAACTCTGGCCACTGGCCAAGTGGTAGGTCGCGAATCAGTTTGTATGGGTTGCCGTCGATGACTGATGGTGGACAAACGACGTAACCGTTTGAGGCCCCATTTCGTACGTCAAGTTTGGGCAGTAGCCCTGCTGTCTGGGCTAACTCAGTGTCTGGTTCTAGCAGGATATGAAAACCGCGCGGGGTCTTGTGTGTTCGGCACTCTGGGATATCCAGACCCGCTTGTGTCAGTGCCTCTTTAGCCTCTGGGCCGTCAAGATCTACCACCGTAAAATTTTCACCACATGCGATACCGATGTTCGCCTTCGGGTACGTGGTGAACAGCTTGGTGATTATCTCTGGGTCAGTGGTGGCTGACAGGGAGCCGTTGGGTTGGAGCAGCGAATCTTTGATTGGGATCTTGGAGTTAGGGCTGAGTGCTAAGACCGCCCATCCTTGGGTAGTCGCGTAGCTTAGAGCCGCGTCGAGCATGTCAGTCATCTAGTCTGGTTCTCCTCTTCTTTGACGATCCGGTACGGGTGAAACCTTTTCGTGTCTTCGATCTCAGACATGTAAGCCAGTTCCCACTCTGTCCTGAAGTGCCATTTGTGCTTGAATATATCGGCATCTTTCAGTGCCAAAAACGTGTCATGGAACTTTGTATACAAGGTGGGGGGCGACTGTGTCGCGTTGAAATGGAAATAACTATAGAACTCAAACTGCGCTCGCAGGAAATCAAGAACTATGCCCTGGTGTTTGTCATCGAATGGCAGGACATCGTTGTCCGGGCCTAGTCCACCTGCTGCACAGTCTCCGCTGATCGCCACCAGGCACGAGCCTGTAAGTTCTTCAGGGAAATCCTTGTAGAATTGTTCGGTGATCCGCTCGACAGTTGCGTCTACTTTGGCCGTATCGGTTTCAGCAAACGGGCTGTCATCGATCCTGATGCAGTCAAACGGTTCAGCGTACAGGGGGCTGTCGAGGTGGTAGTAGTCTACCTGCTCCTCGTAATGCCCTTCTACTGGATACCGTACAAACGCCCAGATTCCACGTACACGCACGTTGTGCTTGCTAACAGAGATTCCCCTATCTCCAAGCCAGTTCCATGCCTGTTCTTTTGTCATCGTGTTCTTCATGCTTGGTTCTCCTCAATACCTGCATCGTCGAGGACCTGCCAGCATGACCTGTCGTGGCCTCCGATGTTCCAGGTGGAGACTGACTCGTCGAGAATGTTCGCGCCCTTCCAGTCGTAGATCGTAACGACACCGTTGTCGGACTCGACCGTCCATTCGCTAAACACCTTATAGCCGTCGCCCTGTTGTGGACGACCTAGCTTGCGGATAAGTTCAGCACCGGACGCTCGGATGTATCCCTGCAAGTGAGTACCGGAGATCCTTGTCGATGGTTCGTTGATAAGAATAAGTTGGTTAGTCATTAGTGCCTCTCCTCTGGAAATGTAGGCCGTCGAAATGCAGGTCAGATAGTTCTACTCCCATAACCTGTAACCCATCGTCATACACGCAGGTTTCGCGATCACCATGTCCTTCGGATATTATCTTGGCTAGTTTGTCGGCCAGTTCTTTGACTGTCATTAGTGACTCTCTCCGCGCGATAGGATGCGCGGCCCCCATGCTAGTTAGCTAGTAAATATTGGCAGAGGATGTAGGAATCGAACCCACTCCATAAGGTTTGGAATCTTATTGGCTACCATAGCCCATCCTCTATTGGTGGAGGTGGGGGGAATCGAACCCCCGTACTGCAACGTCCACATGTGGTCTTCGTTACAGGCTATCCAGTCACCCCCGTTATGGACATACTTGTGATCCTCTTCTGTTTTACGGTCGCCTGACCGCTTTAACCCCTATGCCCCAGCCAGGTAATCCTGCTGGGGCGTTTGGTTGTATGCGGGTTGGTTAGACCTTGCAGACTGCGAGACTGAATGAGTAGTAAGGCTCAACGTACCAGCCGTGGTTGTTCTTGATAACTGCTCCGACCTTTACGCCCCACTCGTAGATGCCGTTGTCCTCGTCAACAACTATCCATTGTTTTATTTCGTCCCACTCACCGGGCTTGTAGACGCTGGCAGTGTTGGTGTCGGCTGTGAAAACCATGCTGTCGGAGTAGCCGGGGATGGGTTGATTCAAGAGGTCTGCTACGTCTTGGTGGTATCGGTTGAATCCTCGGTTGATTGCGTTTGCTACACCTCTGGCTGTCTTTGCTTCACCGAAGCCTTCTTTGACGATAGCGGTAGCAAGCATCTTGGCTTCAACACCAAGGTAAGCTGAGTCAGTTTCGATATTTTGTATTTGCTGCTGTTGGGTAATCATGGTCGCTGGGCGTAATTCATTCATCTTGTGATCCTCTTACTAGTGTCGGCCAGTCAACCTGGCCTGCTTTGATTGTGCCTGATACTACACCCTGCTGTCAACAGGTTTTGCTATCAATATCCGATCTGTTTGCGCGTATGCTTTTCACTGGCAGCTTCCGCGTGTTGGTCGCCAGGGTCGTGCGAAGTGACTGCCGGATACAGGTTTTTACCCTGAACACGTTTGATCCTGCTATCGTCGAGCCTGATCGAGAACCAGTGGCGATTGTTTGAGTCGTACCAGTCGCGCTCGATCCTGCCACTGAACGACTCGTCGCCGACGCGTGTCCCGCCCCTGGTCCTGCGCCGGCCGCCTGAGAAGCTGAACGACCCGCCTGTGAATTTCGGCAGCGTGAATTTAATGTGATCTCCGATGACAAGGTTCATTGATTAACTCTCCTCTCGCGCCTCATTACATTCACCCAGGGATTGAAGATTCCCTGTGGTTCCGTTGGCGTATTCATCAAGCATGTATTCCTTACGACCGTTTGGGCGTCGGACTCCGTGCGTGGCGATGATGCCGTTATTACGCATGAGGTCGGCGACATTGTCCGCCCAACCTTCATGGTCTTTTAGGGTGAATGTTTGGAAAACTTGGTAGATGATTCCGTTGTGAGCGATTGTGGTTCGTTGGTTAGTCATTGATTAACTCTCCTCTTCTACGGGATAAACGTCATCCACTTGGGCATCACGCACCTCACGTAGTTCCCCATGCTCTTCGTATCCTGCTTCAAGAGCAGCGTCGGCCAGTTCGTTAGCTGCTTCAAGATTGCTAGCTTGCACTGTTATCTTGAACACTCGCACGTCACTGATTAATACTTGGTACTTCATCGGTTGATCCTCCTCTCGCGCCTTGCAGCGCGCTGCTGTTTAAATATCTCTCTCGCTACCTCTCCACCATCACCACGCGTCGCTACCAGCCATCGCCTTAACGCGTTGGCCATCGCTGGGTCGTTAGTCTCAACACCTCTCGCTATCGTGATCACTTTGCTAGTCGTGCCTGGCATCTCGTTAACTCTCCTCGTTATAGTCTGCACAGCCTGTGCAATACATACCGTCAAACCGCGTAGGGTCGGAATCTTCCAGACCGCAATCGGTACAGATACCTGCTGTTTTATTTGCGATTGAATAACGCAATTGCATCGCGGCAAATGGTGATTGTTCAACGTGCATTATTAACTCTTCTCTGTTGCTAGTTTCGATAGCTAACACTATCGGCGCAACACGCTAGCACCCGGCTAGCGCGCTGCACCCATAGGGTTAACTGTGACAGTGACAGTCTAGGCCGTAGCATCGGCCGTCGTGATCCTCCCACCGCGCACATTCGCAGCCGTTAAGCCTCTCAGGCTTAGGCGGTAACTCTCTGAATTGTTCCTTTAAGTTTTCAATTTGTGCCTGGATATATTCTCGATCACTCATAACGCCCTTCAATTCTGTTACTAGTATCTCAACACCTGCCCCGGCTGTCGGTAGCTTGTGAGGCTACCTGACGGCCTTGTAGGTGCCTTGTTAGATCATGCCCAGTGTTAGCAGTGGCGACTCTTGGCCATGTGGGCATATGCCGTCCGGCTCTACGGTACAGCCGTCTGGCGTTTCAACGGTTCCGTAGCTATCGACCTGTTCCATAATTTCTAAGATATCCATGCTAGTTAACTCTCTCTCTCTCTGCTAGTTTGTTTGTTTAGGTTAGTAGATAACCTAGTGATAGGCACAAACCCTGGTGGTCCTGGAATTTGTGCCTATTGACTAGACAATCTAATCTAGATCGGCCGGATAACGATGTTTTTCGCCTGGACTCGATTCCCGGCGCACAATCCACAGGCCTTGCATGTTGCATTGCTAGTGATCTCTGGACAGAGGATCTCATCAGGTTCCAGGTTCCCGGATGTTACTCTGTAAGTACGATATCCCAGTTTGTTAGCCGCGTTCTTTTCATCAACGGTTTGAACACTGGCCATACTGAAGTCTTTAACATCCGGATCGATCCAATCGGTATTCCATTGATGAGTGTACGACGTGCCGCGTCCGCGGTTAAGTTCGCGACGTACCCACATTGGAACAGCGGCCGGATCTCCGTATGCCCCTTCCCGGAATTCCAATTTTGTAGATTCTAAGAACTGGCCGATAATCTCAGGATGTACTCGCGGCAAGTTTGGTATTGAATCCCACAATTTGCCAAGCCATCCCTTATTTACATAACACGCGTCGACGATGTTCCCTTGTAGCTTGGCAATCTTGGCCGCTATCGGCCGCAATGGGCATGCACCACAAACCGCGGCATCCTGGCCGTTGTCTACAGCGTCAACTGGCCGCGTATCTCGTGGGAGTATGTACATTTGACACATATCGTCTGTTTTTCTATTTTCGGATGATGTCTTAAGGTTGGTAATGACTGCGACTATCGGCGCGCCATTAATGGGAGAGTTACCTTCCCAAACAACGACAGTGGAATACTCGAATAGTTGGCCCAACTCGCGTCGTGCCTGGCGTATGTTTGCACGATGCTGTTTAACATCGGTTGTGATCATGATGTGATTCTCTCGTTCTGGTTTGCTAGTTTTTAGAACTACGTTAACTCTATAGGATAATGCTACACCTTGCAATATAAATAAACACTAAACATGGTCAATATTGAAGAGTTTAAGGATTGTCGAAACATCAACGCGAAATAGGACCAGGTTAACGCGGAATGTTTGCCAGTCATGCTAGGTAATTACGCCAGGGATGAAGCTCAGGAAATGTCTCATTTGCTGTGACAATCTCGCGCGCGGTTGCGAGTAACTCAGACGCGAAGACTTACGCGAAGACTTGCCGCGAACCTGGCCGCTTGCCGCTTGCCGCTTTCCTTGCCGCTTTCCGTGGGTTAGGGGTGGCGGTATATATCGTCGAGCGGAGCGAGCCACCGCAGTGTGTTTGGGGTAAAGGGGGGTGTGCTGTGGGAATGGGTGGTAGGGTGTGTGTTGGGACCCCTCTGACGCTTCAGAACCTGAAAAGTACTAGGTGTAGTTGTGTCGTGTTACATGGTGTAACGGGGGTGTAACGGGTGTAACGCGAAAAGTGTTGCCGTTACGCTTGCGTTACATCATTTTGAGATGGATGTAACGCATGTAACGCTGATGTAACGGGAAATGTAACGGGGTTTCCTCGCGTGCGCGGGACTGGTTAACCTAGTTAACTGTTTAACTGTTACAAATACTGACGTATATATTTGTAACAGTGTTAACCCCCTTTCTTAAAAATGTTTTCCCCCTTTCGTGTAACGGGGTGTAACGGATGTTTCTTGAGTTATGCGTATGATGTTGTTTATACTTTTGTTGTTGTCGAGGCTGTCGTATCCGGGGTTTCCTCCTTCTCTGAGTCCTCGTTAGGGTTACAGTTGTCTCTGTCGGGTAGGTACGTCCTTTAGAGGCTTTTATCGTCAACAGCCAGGCTCCTTATGCGTAAGAAACGCCTCCTGCGCTAAAGGAGTTTGTGCTTTAGGAGGTGTACTTTGTTACTTGCCGGGGATAGGAAGGCGATTCTCAATACGATAGGCTTCGATACGTGGCCTGAGCAGGACGAGATCCTCAATCACAAGGCTCGTATTAAGCTTGTTGCGGGTGGAGAACGTGCCGGGAAGAGCTTCTTAGGGGCATTGTCTATCATCAGCCGCCTGGACGAGTTCGAGGCAGACGATATCGTATGGCTGGTGGCACGAGATTACGAGAGGACCCGTGCGGAATGGAACTACCTGTCGGAAATCCTTACGAAGCTGGGTTTTCTCATCAAGCAGACCAAGCGAATCGACCCGGGGGAGATGACGGTTGCCTGCGGAACCAGCGATAAGCCGGGTGTCTTTACGATTAAGACCAAGTCGGCGCAGGATCACAGGAGTCTTGCTATGGAAGCCCCCCGTATGGTCGTGGCTTGCGAGGCTTCTCAGATCGATTACGAGAGTTTCCTGCGATTGAGGGGCAGAATTGCAGAAAAGCGCGGATATCTGTTCTTAGAGGGGACATTCGAGATGTCTTTAGGCTGGTATCCCTCGCAATGGGAGGCCTGGCAGTTCTTTAACCCCGACGATGACGCTATTTCCTTCTCATTGCCGTCGTGGACCAACAAGGTTGT